TAGGGATTCGAGTTGTTACGGATGCGCCGTTGGCAGCAATGTCGGCACTGAAATCTGTGCAGAATGCTGCTAATGGTGCGAACACGGAGGCTGCATATTGCAAAGATTCCTCAGCAATTGCGCTTAGATTACATCCCGCTATTGTGTTGGTTGCCATATACTTACGTCAGTTTTGTTGGGTGGTGGTTGGTTAGTCCCGCATCGTTTCGCGGTTTGCTTTGTAAAAAGCGTGGCGGTTTTCAACGGGGAGCTTGTGGTATTGCGCCCACAGCTCGGCTTTCGTGAGTTGCGGTTGCGTTTGTTCGGCGATTGCGACCGGGGGGACGCCTAAAGCTGCGACGGCCTCGGTCACTTTGTTTTCTGCGACCACCGCGGCCGCTTTAAGAGCGTCGCATTCGGCTTTGAGTTCGCCGATCTGCTGCATCAAATTCTGGGTCGTAAGATCGAGGCCGCTACCCCACTCCTGCAGGCGTTGCGTTTCAGCCTGGAGTTTTTCGTTGGTTTCCTTAAGCGCGGCGTTGTCCGCGAGCAAAGCGGTTTCGTTTGCGACCGCAGCCGCGATCATTTCGCGCGCCTCGGTCAAAGTTTTTGGATTGGCCATGCCCTTTTCGGGCTGTCAACTCAACCGCGCCTCGAGGTAGGCGAGAGCATCCTCCTCACTCAAAATTCCGTCGATGAGGTTTTCCTGCCGCGCACGCGGCGCGAAAAACGCTTGGCCCCGCATGGCATCGGCACTCACAAGGCGAGTCCGCAGGACGTTTGCGCGAAACTGCTCAAACGCGTCTTGCACGTACTGTTCCAAAGAAGCGCGCTGATCCGGTGTCAGGCTCGGTCCGTGCATCGCGCCTTTTAGGTCGCCTTCTGCATTTGTGATCGGCGCCCACTCGAGCCCCTCCATGCTCCACATTGCACTTTGATCCACCCACGGGATGATCGTGCCTATGCTGCCCCAGGTTGAGCTTGGGGAGCCAAAAGCATAGTCGCACGAGACGGCGATGTTGTACGCCGCACTGCACGCGAGGTCCTCGCTATAGGCCATCGTCGGAATCTCCACCGCGGCGATCGTTTCTGCGATCTCGGCGTTGCCCACTACGGTCCCCCCGGGAGACGAGATATCGAGGAAGATACCGCGCGCGCCGGCTTCCACAGCGTCCTCGATTTCGTCCGCTATTTCCTCGTAGTCCGTGTTTCCGCAGCTTTTTTCGATCGGGGAAAGTCCTTTGCCGAGCACGCCGCAAACGTGGATTTTTGCAATCCCGGAAGGCAGGATTTCCATTTCCTCCCGCGGGTTCATAAACATCGACAAATCCGGGGAATCCCCGTTGGCGCGCACCATCGCTGCCTGCACGACCTTCCGCACGGCGGCATGTCCTTCGGCAGTTATAAACCAAGGACGATACATCACCTGCTCAATCACTCTCTGAAACCTCATGGCGTTTGTTGTTCGGGTTGTGCTACGGGCGCGGGTGCGCCAGGGATGGTACGGAACGCTGTTTCCGGAAGTCCGCTGCGCTGCATTCGTTCACGGATGGCCAGCTCCTCGGCTTCGCGCTCGTCCAAGTGGTCGGCAAGCGTGCGGCCCCCCTCGGCTAGAATTTCCGAGAGATTACGCATCCCGAGCTTGTATGCCTCCCGCGCGTCTGCGTTTGCATATCCGGCGTCGACGGTGACGATAGGCGGTGTCGTAAATCCCCAGCGCAGGGACCCGCCCAAATCCGCGCCGCGGTATTCCGGAAGAATGCCCAGTTTGATTGCCTTTGAAACCGCGTACCCGATGCGCCGCCGAGCTACCGGACGAATGAGGTCTTGGCGGTCGGCGACCGTACGGTTGACTTTTGCGACCATCGCCCGAACCGATGCGCCGCCGAGTTTGCTGGCGTCCCAGAAAAACTCGTAGGGCAGGCCCGCACCGTGCAGCGCATTTCGCAGGAGTCGCTCCATCAGGCTGTTCGTTGCGTCGGAGGGCACTTCGCTCTTGAACTGCTCGAGCTTGGCCCCGCTTCCCGCGCGGAAATAACGCACCGTGCCGCCCATGATTTCCTCGCCAACAACGCCCTGCGAGGTCGGCCCCGTCTTTTGCAGTTGATAAACCGGGTCGCTCATGTCGGCAACTCCGAGCTCGTTGTGTTCGATGAGTCCGATGCTGGCCGCGAGCTTGGCCGCTTGGCGCACGTAGTCCTGCACAGTCATCAGGTCGCGCAGGTCCATGATGGCTGCCGTGAACGCAGGGAGCCCCCGCGTTTGATCCGGTGCCACCGGCTCTCGCAAAAAGTCGATGTTGCGCGCGCTCACCTGCCGATCCTCTTCCGGGGTGCGGCCGAGAATGAGGAACCCGATCGGGCGGCCGTACTCGTTAATTACGACTCCGTTGTGCTGCCGGTAACCGCGGAAGGGGCCTTCCTGCACCGTGTCCTTGTTTTCCCGAGAGCCCACAGCGTGCCAGGGGATCTGCTGAAACTGCGGATAGCCGTCCCGGCTCTCGGTGTAGAGTGTGAACACGTCGCCATCCCGGTCCACACTAAGTGAGTCCAGGTAAAGACCGGTTTGGAAGTCTACGCCGTTAACGTAGGCGACGTTGTAGAATTGCGACTGCAGCCAGTCGGTTGCAATGCGCCCCCACTCTTTATCCTGCCCCTCAAACCGAGGGAGCCAGGAACGTCCGATGACGTAGGTGGATTTTTCGTTCAGCGCACCCTGCGCCGGGCCGAAGTTCCAGTAGAGTTTTTGGGAAGCATTAACGATCGTCCTCCATTCGCTCACGGAGATGTTGCGGTCCAGCGGCGCGGCATAGTTGCCGAGCAGCGGTCGCTGTGCGTAGCGCCCGCCATTAACGAGTCGCAGTTGGTCGTTTTGACCCCACCCCCCGAATGTGCTCTTGAGCCACTTTGTGAGATTGCCGATCATATCAGTTAAACATGGCCTGAGTCCGCGTCACCGCGCGGCAAATGTTCCTTGCTCGATGGTCGAGCGCCATCTGTGCAAAGGTCATTACCTGCATCTTGGAAAGGGAAGACGGGACGGAAAACGTGAACGAGGAACCGTTCACCGAGCTGCTCACCAGCGTGCCTTCTCCGCCGGACACCGCGTCAAAAGCGGCATCCCGCAAGCTACGCAAAAGAGCGATGTCCTGCTGCAAAAACAGGTTGAGGATAACTTGTGTCGGCGCGTCCACGCTCTGCGCCGATTGTCAAACCCACCGCCACTTGGGCGTTAAGTAGCCCCCCGTTCAACGCGCAAATCACTCCTTTAAATCCAGCGCCGAAAGGATCCGGAAATACATCGCTGCGACAAGCTGCATCGCCTCGCAGTCCCAGAGATGGTTATGCTTTTTCACGAGCACATACCGCTGCCGCACGCGCTTGGTCACTTTATCCACCACGTCCCGCTTCAGTTCCGAATTCATGTGCGTGAGCCAGTCCGGCGACACGTCCCGGGGGTGCTCCCACTCCGGTGCGCCTTTTCCACGAAGCCGCACGAGTTGATCTTTAACGGGCTCGTTGGCAAACAGGATGAGCTTGCAAATGTGTCCCCGAGGTGAGCGCACTGGCCGGGCTTCGGAGTAGGCGCGTTGGTGCCGCATCTTTCCAGAGCCGATCCAAAAAAAATCATCCCCGCGGCCGAGCATCGCGTTCCAGTCGTAGTTTCCGCACTCGTCATAAACGTTCCCGCTGTCGTAGCCGGCGTCCTGAAACGTACAGTAATCCTCCACGCGCAGCCGCTGCTGCAAATCCCGCAGGCTTTCAAGGGTAAGAATTTTCCCCTCCCAGATTAAGCGACTGGTCCCATCCCCTCGCCATGCGCGGCAAACGGCCCACCAGTGATCAAGCTGGCGGTCGATCGTAAGAAACCGCCGCACCTCGCCATCTATTCGCGCGCCGTCGATGAATTCTTCTTTTGAGTAATCCGCACCTCGCAACTCTACCGGCGGGAGGTCATTTTCTTCCCGCCATACCTCGGCAAGTCGCTTTTGAATGAACTGCCGCAGTGCCGAAACGTCTCCGGCCTTTTTAAGAATTTGCGCCTTGAGCCACTCCACCACCAGCGTTCCCCACGGGATCCAATAAACCGCCAGCGCGCTATAGTGGAAGGAAACCCGCTGCGCCAGCGAGTTGCTCGGCATCCGCGCATAGCGTCCTCGGGAAGCCAACGCCCGCCGTTCCTGTGCCGTGTCGCGAGTAACGTGTCCGCAGGTCGGGCACTCATGGCGGACCGATGCGCTGATAGCTTCCCAGTCCGGCGTCCCATCTTCAAGTGCGTGGTCGTCCCATTTGATGCCTGCCCAAGTCAGCCGCTGCCACTGCTGGCACCCGAGGCACTCGACGCCCCAACACCGCAGCTCCCCCGAGTCAAAAAACGCAGACGCTTCGTGCGACTCGTCCCAGCCCTGACTCACGCCGATCACGACGGAATTCCAGCGGTCGTGCGTCCGCCTCTGCGCTTCCCCAATCATTCCTGGGCGCCATCTCCAAAGCTCATCCATCCAAACATAGCGCATGGATTTTTCCTGCAAGCTGCTAAGGTTCGCGCCCGCGATGAAGAGCGGCATGTGGGGGAAAAGAATCGAAGTCTTCCGCTTCTGATGCCGATCGCTTGGGAAAAGTGCCGCTGTCTTTTTGCAGTTTTGAAGGACTGGCAAAAGGCGGGTTTCGGCAAAGTCTTTTGCCATATCGTCGCTTTGTCCCACCAGCAGCATCCCGCCGGGAGCCTCGGCCACCACATACGTTACCAACAATTCCAAAAGCGTCGTTTTTCCTCCACCAACCGGAGCGCGTATCCCGATCTGCCGAAAATGACCGCTCGCGAACGTCCCGACAATCTCGTTTAGCCAAGGCGCAACCGTCCGGTCAAACAGCGTCGCCCTTGCCGAGTGCGGCAGCACCACATTTGATTCCAGCCAGTCAAGCGGGTCGCCCTGAAAGCGGGCCTGAAATCCCAACAAGAACCCGTCAATGATCTGCCGCATCTTCCTCCAGATCTGTCCGTTTTACTGCCGAAAGAGCGTCCAGTTTTGTCCGCGCTTTTGTCACAAGCAAATCCAATCGCACCAAAAGCCGGTCGCGAATTTGGATCTCGGAAAGCCCTGCAAGATGTCCAGGTAGGTCGTTTGCGAGCGCGTTAAGTTCCGCAACCAATACAGACCCGATGCTCGTAGCAGCCTCCCTTACCTCATCGATGCGCAAATACTCGGCTTTCTCCACTGCGGTTTTGAATTCGATCCGCTCAGTCTCGGCGTTCAGCTTGGCGAGCCTAGCCTCGGCAATGCTGGCGCTCTTAGCCACCGATTGAATCGTTGGCTGCGCAGCCCTCCATTCCAAAGCGGCTTCAAGGGACGTCCTAGGCATTCCCCGTTTGCAGGCTTCGGAAACGGTGGATTTGTCCAGCCCTAGCAAACCGGCCAATTCCGAAATCCCTAGTAACCCGGTCGGCTTACGATTCTCTACTTGTTTGGAGCGTGTTTTCAAAAAACTCATAAAATTTGTCCGCATCCTCT